CTAATATTCATTTTTTTCAATTATTGATTTAATGATAACTACCATACCTAAAGTCAAAAATACACTACCAATTAAGGATATTAATGATGTATATCCAATTTGGAATTGGACAATAACTGTCCACACTGAGGACATACAATAAGTGCATAAGCATATAGGAGTTAAGACGAATCTAACTAAGTCAGACTTGTCAGCTTCAATTTCTGCCCACTCTCTAACCTTAGATAAAATATATCCATCTTCCATTGACTTCTTAATACCAATTATTAATAGAGCAGTTATTAATGATGTAGTTAGCATATATTTATAGATTAGCAGTTCCATCTTTTTCTTGCAGCTTTACCGCGTTCCCCAGTCCAACCGATTGACCTGGCACAAAAAGAATCTTTCCTTTTCTTGTCAGCCTCAGTCTTAGGGTTTGGTGCTGGTGCTTTTAAATTCGCGTCATTAAGTTTATTGTAAAGTTTTCTTCCAGCCTCAGTCATACCACCGCCTTGACTTACTGGCAAGAAGTTCTTACCCTTGCCTTTTGTAGTTTTTGGAATCGGTTTATTTGCTTTTGCCATTTCAACTTAATTTTTGCAAATTTAATAATTAAATTGAATTAATACTACCTTCCTACCATATCCAAAAAATCAGAGTGATAAGTATTCAGGTAATACCTAAATTCGTCAAGTATATCCGCTTTCCTTGCTTCGTTTGACCTATCCTTGACTAAATCACCATTGCCATCGACCTCACAATAAAGTAAGTCATAGATTAAAGGTGAGGCATTTGTCTTGTCAATTAGTACTGGCTTATGCGATAAAATTGCATTAACAAGTACCCTATTCTCTCGAACTCTTGGATTAACTGATGGAACTTGAAGCTGACCAGGTGATAAATTTAACTTCTGCCTAATTATCGTATAGTAGTTAATATCATCTTGAACCAAAGCAGATGAAGACTTACCGGTAGCATCACCAGTTACCATAAATAACTTTCTGCCGAACTTGGCAATGATATGGTCGCATAGTTCGTAGATGTTAGATGTAGCCAACTTAATCACATAAGGCACTCTTATCACTCCATCTTTTTCTTGGAATACTGTGCAGGAAATCGGATCCCTGTTAAAGTCAAAGGATAGGTAAATTGCTTCTTTTTCAAGCAGAGGCACATAACCGGTATGCTTATCTTCATTAAATGCATAGGCAAAGCGATTGCTATTGTCATCAATACCCCATTCCGCTAATACATAGATTCGATACTGATTCTCATTTACGAACTTTAATCGTTCAAGTTCTGCGATGTCTTGCGCGGTAAGGAACTTATTATCTGAGTAAGTGAATCTAAGTACTGTTGTATCATCCTTATAAGGACTACCTTCATCACATAGCTTTCTTTTTATCCAATGCTTTTCGCTAACTGGATTTAAGATTAAAGTAATTTGGATATTATCCACACCTCTTGCTCTTCGGTTGATTTCAAGGAAGTCCTCAAAATCAAATTGAGATGCCTCTTCCATTACGATTCGCTGAATGCCTACAATAGACTTCAATTTCTCCGAATCATCAACTCCTTTAAAGATTAATGATTTGCCAGTTGGTATGTAAGTTATTCTCCTATTATCTGAATAAAAGGTGCTTGTAAATAGATGCCTTAATCCCATGCTATTAATTAATTGCTCAAATAGCTTATAAGATGAATCGCGTAAATCGCTGCCAGTCTTTCTAAGGATTAAAGTATCATAATTGCTACTCATTAGGTTTATCAATTCATTCTGATGAACTGAGTAGCTTTTCGATGATCCAGCACCTCCATAAATAACAACTATCCTACTCTTGACTTTGCGAACCTGATAAAACACCTTGCTGAATAGTTTATCTGCATAGGTAGCAAAATCAATTATCTGTTGGCTCACCGGGAAGAATTAATTTAGGAAGTGAATTTATACTTACCTCAGTCTGAGCAACTGGCGCACCATATCCGCTATCCATTAAAGCCTTATAAGCATTGACATCTCCTTCCCTTGCTTTTTTAATTAAAGCCAAAGTCATAAGGTCCTCTTGGCTCATTGTTTCATTTTCTCCAGTTAATGGATTTTTAAGATTCTGATTAACTTCCAACCAATAACGTGCTCTTGTGCTTCGATTCTTTGCGCCTTTAGGTTTTCCTGCTGGGTTTCCCGATTCGCCTTTTTGCCATGCAGGTTTTAGATTTTCTTCATTTGCCATAACTCGGTGAATTTTCGGTGTTTATTTAAGTCCTACAAATGCTTTTAAAGGGTAGAATACAAGTGAATTTCTATAACCATCTTCATGCAATGGTATAATTGGAGTTACTCCATGAACGTTTCTCCACGCTGGGTAAACTAATATTGAATTATCTTGCTGACCTATGGTTGCTCCATAATCTGGTATACTCAAGTCTCCTCCTTTAGAGTTTAATTTTTTGCATATTATTACATTAACACAACCTTTTATATTTGCATTATCTATATGATATGAGCAATCAAGATTATAATTTGATATTGAACTTGTAAACAAGTTTCCAAACTTCCATTTATCTAGAACTTCTTTAAATAATTCTACTTGTTGATCATATTGTTTTGGTAATATTTCTTTAATTAGCTGCTCACTTTCTTTTGCTAATAATAACATTGCTTTTATAAAATTTTTACTTTTTGGGTTTGAGTGAGCAGATGCAATGTTTGGGTAGTTTCGCCCCAAATGTGGCTTGGCTCTAACACTCCCCAATATTACACTTTTGCCTTCAAACTCAGGTCTGCCTTTTCTTTTAAAAGCCCCACCATCACCTGTTAGACCTACCCTACCCTCTAATTTTACATTTTTACTCATTAGCTCTTCATTTGCCAAATCTGCCAACTTACACATCTTTTCAGGCATCCTTGTAAGATAGAATCCGATAGGTTCTCCGTCAGCATAGAAAATACAATCTTCCGTTACATTTGGCTCAATGTATTCACATACATCACCAACTTTTACATTATGGTCCAGCTTTATTAAATCAATTCTTTTCATATTTGTATTTTTTTCCATAAATCATTTTCAATATCTGTCGGGATTAAATTGCTCGTTAGCATTTTTTGTTTCAAAGCATCTATTAATTCCTGCTCATTTGATACCGCATAACAGTTTATTCCGTGTTTATATACGCTATTAGCAACGTTGCACCAATTTTTATGTAGTATCAATCCGCAACCGTGGTATTCTGCTTCTAAGAATGTATACTGAGTTCCTCCTCCATCGTTTTTAATTGTAGACATATCAACTAAGTACCTTGTTTCCGCATATAGTTTACTAATGTCATTAAGGTTTCTTGAATAATATCCTTTGTAGTATTTATCAAAACCTAATTCTTTTAATTTATGAAAGTAGTATATATGGTTTTTATATCCGTATATTTCTATATCCGCCCCTAAATTATTTGCTTTACATATTATATCCGTGTTTTTATCAAAATCAACTCTTGACAAAGACCGGTTATATTTTTTATCTAAATTATATTTTGAGTATTTATAAAAAGGGTGTTTAAGAAAAATATTATAAATTCCGATTTTGTTTAGCAATTTATGAACCGTCTCTCTAATTGTAATAACTTTATTTCTTTTAGCAAATTCTAATACTTCGGGAGATAATTCCGTTGGGTCGTGTATAATAATCGTAGCATCTTTAAAATACTTCAATAATTCATAATGTGCTTTATCAACCGCCAATATTATTGGATTAGTGAAATTATGTATAGCAGTTTTTTTTATGTTTTTATATTTAATATCTCCGTAAAATTGTCCGCCACCTTTAAAAGTGTCTTTGACTTTTATAACGTGGTCTTGATTTACAATTTTTGACAAGTGATATGAAAAAGATACCCATCCTCCATATTGAGAATTAGACAAATAAAACAATTTATTTTTGAGAATCATAGTTTATCCTTTTCAGCTTTTAAGTACTCCATAATCATACCTCCAATATAACCATCACGCTCTCTCCAAAATTTCACAAGCGCATATGCCTCCTCATAATGCTCAGCCTCAAATTCAATTTGTATTGCTTTTTTTACGTCATTAGCCATATCACTTATTTGATTGTCTAAGGTTTCATCATCTAAAATTGAATAATCAACCTCAGTAGGCATAGATGGAACATATAATCCCCAATCATTAAGCAAATCACTATCCCAATCGCTACTTATTGCTGACCAATCCCACTCACCAAAACTTAAGTTATCTTTAATCAAGAACTCTGCCTTTTGTTCTTCGGTCCAATCGTTAGCCTCAATTATGTGTATCTTTTTCAATCCAACTTCAATAGCTGCCTTTAATCGCATATTTCCTCCAAGCACTACATATTTGCCATCAACATCTGATGTAACAACTAATGGTCTTTTCTCCAGCATACCGGGAAATTCCTCAATTGATTTTACCAGCTTTTTAAATTTATCATCCTTAATAACTCTTGGATTTTTTGGATTTGGCTTTACTTTGCTAATAGCAACTTCTTTAATTTCGGACATTTTATGTATTTATTTGGCAAAATTAAACAAAAAAGCCATCCGGCACGTCAGCTGGATGGCTATCAAATAATAATAACAATGAAAAAAACAAGCAAATATAATTACTTTTTCTTTCCTTTAGCCTTTTTCGCAACACTTAATGCGATTGCTACCGCTTGTTTTTGTGGCTTACCTGAAGCCATTTCCGTCTTAATATTTTTACTGATTGTTTTGGCTGAATAGCCTTTCTTTAGTGGCATTTGCTTAATTTTTAATGGTTAATAATTGTAAAATTAAGTAAATATTGATAGTCTTGTCAAGATAAAATTAATTGCCTTGATTTTCAATACTTTACATTTATTTTGATAATTATTTTTGATAGTTATTTTTGCGTATTAAATTTTAATATATTTTTGCCTCATAAAATTAATACTTAACACAATGAAAATTTACCAAACCACCTCAAAAATCATCCAAATCATCAAAGGTTATGAAAACCAACTTGCTAATGCAGAAATCAAAAACGAAACCGCTAATATCAAATGGTTGAAAGATCAAATAAACGAAGGTTACAAGATGATAGCACAATTCGGAACATACGGCAACTAAAAAAACGGGGGTGTAAAAGCCCCCACTTTTACTATAAGAAAAGAGATACAACTACCAATTGTTGAAGACTAAAAAAAACTAATACTTAATACAATGAAAAAAATCACATCAATCTCCTTAAAATCTTTCTTAACCTATAATTATCAAGGAAATGGAAAGTATTACCTTAACCAGCAATTGTCTAAATCTTATGGATTAACAGACTTTGCAAAGAAATTCTACAACGAAAGCTACGTTAAAGTAATAGATATTGGCAATGATTCGCCAAGAGGTGGAAAGTTAGGTCAGTATGTAATAGTTGAATTTACTGCCAAATTTTATGAGGATTACGGCTGGTTTCTTAATCAGTTGGTAGCAGATAAAGAAGCTAAAGCTGCTCATCAGAAAGAAATTAAAAAGCAAATTGAAGCAATAGGTGATCAGTCAGATATTCTAAAAAAGCTATTCGTTGAAAATCCTGACTTTTTGAATAAAATTAAAAATAGAATTGAAAATTTCAGTTCGAAAAATTGGAGAAACTGGGTGTGTATGAAAGTTTGCAACAAGGTAGCAAATGGAAAATTTGAGTTGCTTACCTTGTCAGCCTCAGAAATAAGAACAATATCTTACTCTATTTAACAACTTTAATAATCAATAGCAATGAAAGTTTATTCAGAAATCCAATTAAACCAATCAAATCGTTATGGCGAGATCGCGCCAAAGGTTTACAATGTAGTGCATATCGAGATGCAATTAGGCGAAGATACACTTATCGTTCCATTCAAATATCGCTGGTCAGATGAATTAGGCGAGTATTATCATAGAATGGGAGTACCGGAGTGCAGCTTCGATATGTATTTGGAAATAAAAGCACACCTTTACGATTTACTACAAGAACAATATCCATCCATCTTTAATGAAGTATTCAATGCAAATAGATAATACCCAAACCGCTATCATATCAGCAAGTGTCAATGTGCTGGTTAAATTCGAAATCACCGAGATTGAGGATGGTGAGCAAGTGCTTATTAAGTCAATAGAGTTGGTAAATCTGAAAGATATGCAGAAGGACATTGAAGACGAAATTAGCAACTACTACACCAATCAATTAAATTATATCACTAACTTTAAATGGCAGACAAATGACCAGCAGTAAATTAAAATCAGAAATCAAGGACAAGTTAAAAAAGCACCCAGTAAATCTTCGTTATTGCCTTGCGCTAAACATCACACCTCAGACGCTAACAAGGTGGTTAAATACCGATAGCGATCAGCTTACAACAAAGAAGTCGACTGACTTTATTTGCCAATTAATGAATAAAAGAATAATTGACATCTATGAAAAAGAAAGTAACTGACCAGGATGTCATCATATTGCTTCCAATTCTATTCGCACTATTAACCATTTTATGCAATTTGTTATGAGCAAAAAAAATGCAGACTTTTTAGTAGTAGCATTTGGACTTATGCTACTGGCTACGATTATAATGGCTATAAACTTACTATCAAGATGAGAAAGAAAATAGTTATTGAGGATCCAGAGATTTCTTCATTCAGATGCTACCATTGCCTTGATATGTTTTTAAGAAGTGAGATTTACGCTTCTCTTGAAAATGATTATGCGATAATATGTGGCGATTGCAGAGCAATACAAGAAGAAGAACTAT